GTGCCATCCAGAGAGCCAGCAATGGGAAGGTAGGCAGAGCCAAACTGGGGCAGTGTGGGATCTAGGGAGCGGTCTGCTTGGTAGGCTGAAGAACTAGTGTCTGGGAGAGCCTTGCAGTAGATAATCAACAAATCTGGAATCTGGGGAAGAGTGATGGTCTGGCTCTGAATCTGCTGAACTTGCCCAGCGGGAATCTGTGCATTCTGGGGAGCCGTGATGTAACGAGGGTACTCCATGTAAGGAACAACGCTCTTGGGGGGTAGAGGAATGTCAAGAGAAGGGGTTAGGAACTGAACGTTAATCACAGAGGACTGGAATGCACCCGTGGAAACGCCGTTGTTGTAACTCACTGGAGGTAGCCAAGTGGAAGGATTTACACCACCGCTGTAGTACTGCTTCACTGCAGAGCCACTCTGGGAGTCACGCAGACGGAGGGCGCGGTTGGGGTCGCGCATGTTCATCACAATCTGGATGTTATTGATACCAAAGAGGCCAGTGTCGCTGGCGAACTGCTCAGCAAACACGAAGGGAGACAGCACCAGCTTCTCCGTAGAGCGCACGACTAGATAGACGCTGTAGAGGCCATTCACAACGCCACCACCTTGATCAGTAGAAACGGGAACACCATCGATGGTATTCACACTAAAACCATTAGGAGTAGTGTAGGCACCAGCAACAGTTCCAGCAAGGACGGTACCAGCGGGATCAGTGAAGGTTACATTGTAAAATGCACCGTTGGGAACCTCGTGGTAATCGTGGGACATATTGGTGTACCCAGAAATGGGGTCGTTCTGGGCATTCAGAGAGTCAGAATTGCGCTGATATTTGTCCAACATAGTGGGGCAAGTGCGCTGTAGGCGATTCTGGCTATAGTCCGTTAGGCGGAGAACCTCCGTGAGCACATCTTGAGAGTTAATAGCAACAGTCGTGTCGTTGATAGTGGCCGTCATGGTTGCCACGCAAGCGTTAAGCGGAAAGGCCGCCAGAGACCCATCAACACCAATCTGAAAGAGAGGCTGGTTGATAGGATACTGACCACCAGCAGTGTCGCCTAGCTGTACATCAAGCTTGAGGTACATCGTAGAAGACCACTCAAGGTCGCGGGCTACATAAACGTTTTCACTAGGAACGTAGATGTTATAGGTGTGCTGGGCGGAAGTCTGGGAAATGGCTTGGAAGGGGGCGTTCGTTAGAGACAGAGCACCCTTTTCCACAGCATACTTGGGACGAGTCTGGACAATGCGATCGTCAAACACGGCTAACTTCTCGATATCAGCGGACATCTTGTTCTATAACTATTTCCAACAAAATCTTTTTGTTCGAGATAATTTTTTTAAATTGTGATTCTGGGCTCAGCAAAGTTTTTAAGCCTTATAATCCTTTTTTCGGAACATCATTTTAATATTCACATCACTTGTATTGAACATTGTCAGAGGGATGAGCTCGCCAGTTAGACGATATTTCCAGAAAGCTTGAATGTCAATATTTCGGATTTCATCGTGGGAGGATTGCATAGAAACCATTCGGTATTCGGCCGATGGCTCATAGAGGGTGAAATCGCGCCATCCATGTGCCTTCTCGTACTGCTGGTCGATGACGAAGTCGGTGATGATTGGCTGGAAAGCAGCAGTACTGGCCGACGAACCAGTGACGTTATTATTTCCCAGAAGGAGTGGTGATGCAGTATACTCATTTTTCACTGGTAGCAGTGTTGAGGTGAAGACGATGGCGGCAATTGGCGACCAGAGAGAACTCGTGCTGCCATAATCTTGCTTGACAACCCAGTATAGATGCTGTTTTGTTGGAGGAATCAAGAAGTAAGGATTGAAGGCGGGTGGTGGGACTGCATTTGAACCTTGTAACGTTGGATTGTTATTCAGAATGTTCGTGTAGTTCTCATTCGTAAAAAGAATTTCATTTGTATAGAGGGTGGGTGTAACGGCTGCTGGACCAGTAGGGATGGTAATGGGCAATGGAGTCAGAGGAAAGAGCAATGGCGACCCAGTTGTGGCGTTAAAGTAAGTGTTTTTGAAGTTACAGAAGAGCCCATAGAGATTGCTATTGAAAAAGAGCCGTAGATAGGGAGCGCTTTGGGGTAAAGCTGCAGCAAGTGGAGGCACTGGTACAACTGGGGCTACAAATGCTGGGATAGGCACATTCGTTCCAGTCGGTAGACCAGTCACTGGGTTAATTGTAGAATCCAGTTGAGTGGCAACATTGAAGGCGCGAGTGTCACCGTAGATCTCAAAAAGTTGAGTATCTTCGTTGTATTTCACGATGGGAGAGTCGTGGTCTGCTAGGAAGGCGTTGAATGATGCATAGGGGAAAGCAGTTGCAATCGTGGCATCGGCCAACCAAGTAGTTCTGAAGGTGTTAAAAGTCTCTTGCATTGCATTCTGGATAGTCTCATTCACCAAATCAACCATGTGCTTGTAGGTGTAGACCCAGTAGTAGCGAGAAGATAAATCTTGGCGTGTAATACCCAATGCTGGGACTAGAGGTCTTGGTGCCACGGCAGTATTCACAGTCTCTGACCTATAAACGAGCGGTGTGCTTCCCGGGGCGATAGTGAAAGTCCTTGTTCGATTTAAACCAAAGATGTCAGTATAAGCCCACGTTCGCTGATAGGGCACACTGACATAATAGACGGTAAGGTCTGGGTTACCTTGGAATGGAAAAGCAAACCCATTTGTCTGAATGACTGGAATGAATAGGGGAAGATTCTTGTTAGGACCATTCATTGAGAACCGAATGATGGAGAACTCGAAGTTCTCTGCATTTCTAACAATCGGGGCATCACGACTCTCGTTGAACTTTACAACAGCTGAAGAATCTGGACCACCAGCATCTCTTGTCTGGGTGCCAATAATACTGGCGTTGTAATATATCACATCGCTGTCTGCGCTACCATCCACTATACTTCTAAATGAGTAAGACATTCTCTTCTATATGTTGATACAATATTTTCTTTCACTTTCCTAGTTCGTCATAGGTCATCTTTACTACAAACTCGTCGGGACTAAGTCCAGAGCGCTTGATAATATCTCTATATTTTTGTAAGGGGTATTTGCAGTACAGAAGGCGACAAACAGCATGGCGACCACAAGTGTTCACATCATCGGCAAGATTCTGGAGTTGAACTTTATTATAGATGACTTTATAGGGGTTATCCGTTAGTAGTTCTGCAAGAAGTGGCTCAGTCATCTTCATTTTCTTCAACTGATAGTCATCTATAGTATCCTTTTGCGATTCTGGCGGTTCTCCATACGGATCAAAGAACTCAATCATTCCTTTCTTTTTAATCAAAGAAGTCCAGTGTCCTTGCTGTTCATTCTGCTGTGGCACAAAGAGGATTGATCGGCCATACTTATCAAACAAATCATCAATACGACTGAATTTCTCCAAATCTGGATAAGTAGTTATACGAATGCTACCACCAAGTAGTTGTCGTATATCATCGTCACTTAGTGCATATGCTTCTGCTTCTTTCACTGCACCACCGTCCATTTATAAAGGTAGAGGTTTTATCAGTGTCCAACTAAAGAATGTGTTATAATCCCAACTATTCACGGGGGGTGTAGATGGGCTTCTAATAATAAAAGATTGACCGTTGATAAGAAAATCAACGGTATTTATCTGAAGCCTATCACCAGCCTTGAGTTCATAGGTTCCAGTTACAGACACATCTGGGTTTTGGGCAATATTAGTAGATGACCAGTCATTATAGTTGCGAATAGGAGAGTTATTTGTCGTTCCAAGAGGAGTCGTTCTAGTTATACTAAATTCTAATATATGGCCATTGTTTGAAAAGTTGGCTTGATTAAATGCATCATACATCATCTGAATAGAGATTGCATAAACGCCATTTCTTAAGACAGTAAAATCTCTACCGAGGGGATTATATGCCGAAATACATGAGGTGTCTGTCCAACTTGTGGCAGCATCAAGAATAATAGAAGTAGTTGTTGGATTATTAGCAACATTAACAATCTGGTTGCTTGTTTTGTAATACAAACCGCATTTAGTTGCTGTATTCCCAGTTTCATCTGGAAACAGAAGCCATACTGGAGAGGGTTGTACCGAAGGATCAGAGCCACCAACAACTGGAGAAGGTGTAATATTGATATAGCACAAATTATCTATTGGCGAAATCACAAAGTAATTCTGGGGATACGGTGTTGATGTATTCCAGATTCCAGCAAACACTAATTGATTTATGGGAATGGACATTCTATAATATTCTCCGATATTTTAAGGAGCAACAAAGGTCCAAGTGAAGAAGGTATTGAGGTCAAATGTGTTCTGAACGCCGACGGCAAATGGTGTGGCACTTGCAAAAGCAAGAGTATTTCTTAAGTTTATTATATCACCCACCTCCAAATAAAAAGATGACGCAACCGCTTGTTGATATGAGGTGCTTACGGCAGTAAGGGCATCATTTTGTATTACCGCCCGTTCTCCAGATGGGGTTCGTGTTATGTCAATTGATACTATTTTATTTAATGCGTTATTCCAAGTGGCACCATTTGCATTTATACTAATGTTAAATTCCAGTTGATAGAGACCAGCCACCGCTACTCTAAAGTTGGCAGTTCCACTTGTGTGTGTGATATATCCATTAATATTACTCCACGGAGCAACCACATCAAATGTAATATCTGTATCAGCGTTGATTAAGTTTTGTCGAACGCTCTTATAATAGGTTGCTCGATAGACTGGCGGATTAGGAATCGTCAGTTCTATATTGTTCCCCACATTTGTAAATGTAGCAGTAGGAGATGAAAGAGTAACCGCCCCAGTTAGACTCTGCAAAGATGTGACACCAGCATTAGAAATTGTAACTGAGCCACTTGAACCACCTCCAGCAATTCCAGTTCCAGCAATAATACCCGTGATGTCCCCGGTTACATTAGGAAACAGAAGCCACACTGTAGAAGGCTGTACAGAAGGATCGGAGCCTCCTAAAACCGGGGAAGGAGTAATGTTAATGTAACACAAATTATCTATTGGTGACAGCACAAAGTAAAACTGGGGATACGGTGTTGTTGAATTCCAGATTCCAGCAAAGACTAACTGATTTGTTGGGATAGACATTCTATTCTATAGTATAGAGAAAATGCCTACAAACCGTGAAATGTTTTTAGACATCTTTGACCTCCCAAGGACAACAAGCCTTTCACTAAAAGAGATTGCACAATTGTCTCAAATCCCATTGAAGGCGCTGAAAGAAGTATACAATAGAGGCATAGGGGCATGGAAAGGAAATATATCCAGTGTGCGACTAAAGAACGATTTCTCAAAGAATCCAAATACAGCAAAATATCCACGCTCAGCCAGACTGAGTAAGGAGCAGTGGGCATATGGAAGAGTGTTCAGCTTTGTTCTGGGAAATGATACGACATTTTACGGTGCTGATAAAGATATTGCAGAAAAATACAGTCTTATTTAGGGCTTTTTTACCAGTTTTTAAACAAATAATTACAAAACACGTTTTTATTAGTAAAAAAAGGCCTTTTTTTACAGAAAAATATGTATTTTTGACCAATATTGTTACATAATTGTATTTACCAGCTAGGATCTATGTTCTTAAAGTATTTACGAACAGTTACCATTGCATTTTTGCGCTGTGTAGAGGCCTTAATGTTCACTGGACCTCCCCATTTAACTGGAAGTTTTCTCATTAGTTGCGATATCTGTGCTGTTGTCTCGAATGCAGACATTCCCCTCATATTGCGAGGAAACCCAAGTCCCGTGAGTTCAGACCAATCCGCCTCTGTTGCATATCCTCCACCTCCAGCGGCTGCTGTAGTCATTGATAACGCTTCACCAGTTTGAGGACGATATGTTGGAGGAGGTAATCCGCCAACGGCTTGCATTCTTCCTACTCCAGCACGGGCTGGTTGAGCGGCAGCGGGCGCAACATCACCAGCATTCTCTCCAATATAATCAATGAATGTTGTTAAGTCTAGAGCTTCCATACCCATTGCAATCTGGGCTGGGGTGAATGACTTCTCTTCCATTCCTCGCGCAACTTCACGGACAAAGTTAGATGGATCTGGGTATTGGGCATTCACAAATGTATCAACATCTTCAATGTCTCCAGAAAAGCCAAGGGGGCGTAGTACAGCGATAATCTCATCTTCTACTGCATTCTTAAATGCCTCCGGACTTACAGCGGGAGCCCCACCCATCGCTGCTGGGTCAAAGCCAGCAGAAGCCAGAGGGTAAGCCAAATAAGGAGCTTCATCCTCACGGCGTGCATCCATCTCTTCTTGGTCACCGTAAAAGGAGGCTACTCCACGAGTTCTGCGTCCAGTGTCGCGTCCGTATTCCTCACGAGCTGGATCACCAGAACGACCAGCAAAAGGGGCACGAGGCATTCCACCAGCTTCTTCATCTTCACGAGTAGGAGCAGACATACCAAACCAAGAACCACCACCACCACCGCCACCGTCACCGCTACCATCATCATCATCTCCTCCATAGAATCCATCAAAGTCTTCCAAGCGATTTCGCAACCCACTTCTAACAGACATTGCTCCAGATGCTCCATCCACAACATGTTGAGGTATTGTTATCTTTAGCATCTTTTCAAAACCATCTACTTCTCCGTTTGGTGTGGGAATACGCTTCATCATTCCCTTTGAAATAGCAGCACGACGCTTGGGGTCATCATCCACATGCTTGAACATCTCTGCAACATAAGCCCTCATACGCTCCAAGTAATCAACAAGGGTGTTTGCATATGCTATATTGTCTGGCTGTCTTGCAAATTCTGGGTCTTCCAGCAGTCCATCACGAGCGAGTATTGTCATTGAATCTAAGGAATCAACAATGTCTTGGAAGTCCTCCCGGGTTGCTCTTGGAGCAAGTTGTACTAACTTGATAATCAACTCCTTCACATTCTCAAACGTGAAACGGCTTAAGTCACCAGTTAGGATTGCATCACCCAGTGCTCGCAAATAGATAAAGAACTCTATCTTATTTGGGCTACCCTCTTGTTCATTGTCTTGGCGTTCAAAGGGCTGACCCATATCAACAGAATAACCTTGGGCAAGAGCATTCATACGGTCTAGTTGGCTAATGCGACGCTGTAACTGTTCCTTGTAGAAATCACGAGCTTCTACCGTCTTTAGACCTCCACTGCCACGTAGCATTCCCCCAGTTTCAATAACCTTAAAGGGAGCTTCAACTGCACCAGCATCACGACGGCTTGAATACATAGCACTATCGCCATATGAAGGGTTTGCATAACGACGCTGTCCTAGGACTGGTTTAGGTACATGATAGTTATGAGGACCAGTTAATAGCTTCTGTTCAGCCGAATAACGGGCAACAAGGCCATCCATCACACACTTGTTTGCATACTGGCGCTTCTCCTCATGATACTGGCTCTGGAAATCCTTGCCAACGGAAATAGCTTGAGCTTCACCTTGGTAAGAAGGGAAATAAGCATCTTGCATATTATACGCCCTCGTGAACTCTAGGGGAAATGTCAATTGTACCCCTCGATCACCATTTATCTTCTTTGTTCCGTATCCAGCCATTCTATATTTGTAGATGATATTTTTATATTCTCTACAAATTCTGGGTTCTGAGCAATTTCTAAGTTATTTTTGCCTCCTCCACTTAGGGCATTTGAGCTTGCAGATTGGCTAATATTTCTGCAATTTCTTCTATCTTTTGCCTCCTCCCCTCAATTTTATTTTCTATGTCTGCCATTGCCTCTCTTATTCTATTCATTACTTCCGGATCAAGTTCTTCTCCCCTCGCGTTCCTTGCATTTACCATTTCTCGTGCTCGATCCAAAAGTTTATTTTTCTTTTTAATTAATCGCATAAGAGAAGCATGAGCTTTTTCTAACCTACGGTCGTGATGCTGTATTTGTTCTGGGATTCCGGCACCAACTAGTCTCCTTCCTCCCTTTTGTTTAAAAATATTTTCATATCCAAGTCTTTCTATAAACTCTCTTAAGGGAAGACTAATATGCCCTATTGTTGGATTTGGATTTACTGCTGTTGCTGGGTTAACAAATAATGCATATTGTACTTTGGCAATTTCTTGTGATACATCATTTTTCAAATCAGTTATTTTTCTACGCCCTCCTTCCATCCTATCTGTCATGAATTGCAAAACTAAATCTGTAACTGTATGTAATGCCGTCATTTTTTGAAGAGGAGTCATATTTGGTCTGAAAACTAGTTGACCATCCATATGTCTTCTCACAAGGGTTGATCTTCTATCACTCATTTATAGTTCTTTAGGAAAAACTTTTTAGTTCTTTCAGAACTGCTTTTGCTTGCTTCAGTGTCAAACCATAAGCATTTCTAAGCACAGACAACATTTGGCTTGTTGTACCCCTTCCAGTCATAGCAAAAGGGTTCGTGCGTTCAGTTTGTGCATAACGTCTTTGTACTTGTGGCTGTTGCTGGGTTATAGCACTTAGTGATTGTAATTTCTGCTCTAGTCCACGCTGTAATACTTGCTGTCGGGCTGCAGCACGTTGTTGAGCGATTTGTGTTTGAACTCCAAATTGCTCTTGCTGGGTTTGCCTCATTTCACCCAGTTCTCGTAATGTTCGCTGTTGTTGTAATTGCCCCCTTTGCTGTTGCTTCATTAGTTCTAACTGTTGAGACTGTGATGCTATATTACGCTTCTGTTGAGCTTCTTGGGCTAATCTTTGCTGTTGTTGCTGTTCTTGTGCTCTGCGTTGCTGATCAATTAAGATTTTCTCTTCTTGTCGTTGTAAGTTAGATCTTCTAGTATTTTCAATGTTTAGTTGCCTAATGTTTTCTTTATACATCTGCTCTTGGTTAACAATGGCCAATGCCTCTGCTGCATCTGCTGCAGCTTGTTTGTCCCGTTCCGCTTTTTCAGCAGCCTCTCTATCTCCTTTTTGCACTTCATTTGATATAGCATCTATTGCATATGGAAGACCAATAGATGCTGCAGCGAGCAGAAAGGGAACAATACCACCCCGTAGTTTGCGTTTTCGCTGATGCTTCACCATCCTTCTATTTATATATGTTTTACATAATGCTTATAAAGAACATCTACACTTAGATTTCCCAGAACCAGTTACACGACGGCCAACACGGCTTGGGGGTACTTGGGATGGAGGTGCTTGGGGTGGAAAGTAATAAGATGGAGGTGCTTGGGTTGGGGGACGAGATGATGGTG